ACTGTTATATTTACATTATTATCAAATGCAACTGACATTAGAACGCCACATTAATTCCACGCCTTGCTCCCTCTTGTAAGGCTCTTGCTACTGCTTCTTCTATATCTTGAGGAGTTCCTAATAGTGCTTGAGGATTTACTGTAATAATATTTGTATTACCATATCTTGCTAAACCGCCTCCAACATCTGTAAAACCACCTTTTGGTACTTCTGCACCACCACTTGCAGGAAACTTAACTCCTCCTGTCTGAGGGCTTGTAGGAACACTAGGAGTACTTGTAAATGGACTTATTTTTTTACCTGACATATTAAATATAGATTGAAAACTAGCTTTTAGTTTATCTAAATCTCCACCAACATTAGCAACCATTTGTCTTATGCCTTCTTCTAATGCACCAATTGCCTGAGCGTCAGCGATAGCGTCATCTAATTCTTTTTTAGCAATAGCCATAGCTAATAAATTTTCAGTTGAATTAGCAGTAGCTTTTGCTAAATCTTCTTGTGCTTGACGATATTCTTCTTGAGCCTTTTTAATTTTTTCTTGTTGTTTTTCTAAATCATCTAAAGCTCTTTGATACTCTCTTTGTGCTTGCTCTTCGGCTTGAGTTGCAGAAGTACTATCTTTAATTAATTCAGTTAATCGTTGTTGAGCAACTTGTAATTCAAGATTTTGTACTTTACTTCTATCTTCTACTTCTAATAATTTTTGTATAGCTTCTTTTTGACGCTCAATAGCTAATTGTTCTTCAGCAGTAACTTCTTTAGATTTTTCTTTTTCTTTATTTAATTGTTCAAGTGCATAATCTCGTCTAGAAATAATGCCTTTTTCAGCGTTCATTTCCTTATTAAGATTTTTTAATGCTTTCTTTTCTTCGTTTTCTAAATCAGTAATATTTTCTTTAATCTTGTTCATCTTTTGATAAGCACTATAAACTTTATTTAATGCTCCTAAAGACTCTTCTTCTCTAGTTTTAGCTAATTCTTCTTCTGCGTCTATTTCATCTTGAGTAGTATCAACAACTTCCTCTTTACTTTTTCGTAAATCGGTTAAACCTGCAATATAGCTTTCTACTGCGTCCCTTTCATCGTCATGAGATTTTTCTAAATCTTTAGTAACTTGAACTAATCTTTTTACTCTTACAATGCCGTCTGCATATTCACGACTAACTGTTCTTAATTCATAAGAATATTGTTTTATTGGCTCTCTTTCAGCTACTGCTTTCCTATAATCAATAATGCTTTGGATTAATCTATCAAACAAACCAACAGTTTGTCTTGCAGTTCCCTCGAAATCTTTTCCTATATCAGTTAATAAAATATTCCATTTATTTGATAAAATATCTAATTCGGCTTGTAAAGTATCTAATTGTTTATTTGCAACTTCTTCAGTTGTTCCACCTGCGTCCCTTAGAGCTTCTTCATATTCTCTTATTTGGTCAGTAGTTCCAGATAAAATCTTAACCGCGTCAGCAACACCTCTATTTAAACCTAATTGGTCTAAAGTACTAGCCTTTAATTCATCAGACATTGGTCCTAATACTGCGTCTAATTCTTCAATAATATCTGCAACATTTTTCATATTGCCCTCTGCGTCAAACATTTGAAGTCCTAGTTTTGCAAATTCTTCTGAATTCTTAGCAGTAGCTCTTGGTATATCTCTTAAAACTTGGTTTAACTTATCGCCTGCCTCTGCACCTTTTACACCTCTATCAGCAAAAACTGCTAAAACTGCAACACCTTCTTCAATATCTTTATTAACAACTTTTAAGGCTGCACCTGCTTTTGTAGTTAATGCCTCTGAAAATTGTTGAACACTTGCATTTGCTAATGTGTTAGCTTTTACCAAAACATCTGTAACTCGTGTTAAGTTTTGCATATTTTGTTGAGCGTCTTGAACTGTAAGTCCTAAAGCTGATTGTGCGTCAGTTGCTAAGTCAGTAGCAGTTGCCATATCAAACATACCTGCTTGTGCAAATTTTGCTACTTGAGGTAGTGCATTAATAGATTGTTCTGCGTCTAAACCTGCTGATGCTAAGAAGAAAAATGCCTCTGCTGATTGATTAGCTGATATTGTAGTTGTACTTGCTACTTCTTGAGCAGCCCTTACCATAGCCTCTTGTTCTTGAACTGTTGTGTTCATAATTGCAAGAGATTGTGTCATCTTGCTATCAAATTCAGTAAAGGCTTGGACTGCTTCAGTTACACCTTTTGCTAATGCAATAAAACCTACTGCAGTAACACCTGCAGTTATTTTTCCTAATTTACCTAAATGCTTACCAGTAGTGCCAGAAGTTGCACCAAGTTTTTTCATTTGTGCAGAGGCTAAATCTGCACCTTTTGTAGCAATCCTAATTATTAGGTCTGCACCTGCACCTAAAGCCATTTATCTTCTCCTCTTACTTTCGGCTTGTTGTAAAGCTATTGCTTTATTTTTCTCTTTTTGCTCCCATAGGTAAAAAGTAGCCCATTGAGTATATTCGTATGAACTCATTGTAGCTTGTAAATTAGCCACAGTCATTCCTAAATCTCTAGCTAAGCGAAAAGTAAATGCTAATTCAGGATTAGTCTTGAAAGTCCTCGGCAATTTCTGCCTGAACCTCCTCAGTTGCTCCGTTCATTTCAGATATTTCAATAAATATTCTATCAATTACTGTTGCGTTCTTTTCATACAGTAATTCAATCATTTCATCATCTAATTGAGGTTCAATTACACTAGCTTTAAGTAATTCTTTTTGATAATCAAAAGCGTCTTTACTTTCATCACTTGCAATTCGTGCTAACTCTACTTGTACTTTTTTACTAATACCTTTTACTCTGATTTTTGCGTCCCATTCAGGTATTTCAATTTCCTTTTCTGGAACATCAGCAATAGTATTTAATATTGTTTTATTTAGATAGTCCATTATGCGTCCTTTATAAAAGTATCTTAGTTAGTTCCTCGAGTTACTGCACCAGTTACTTGAAGTTCTGCAGTATAAGATACTACATCTGCTACAGGACTATTTTTTGTATATCCAGTACAAATTGCTTCGCCTGAATATAGAACAGTTCCGCCTGCAGTTCCCTCTGGTGAATACTCAAAAGAAAGTGTTGCACTTTGACCAATAACTGCACCAAAAATTCCATCTACTGTGCTATCCCATAGACCAGTAACTGAAATAGTTGCGTCTTTCAATCCAACAATATATGTCTTATTTGTTGCACCTAGAACCGAAGTTTCGGCTATATCTGCAGTTTGTGGAAAGTCCACATTATTAACATAAGAGCTTATATCAGTTAGAGTTCCGCTATCGTTGTCTAACTTAAATACGCTGTCTTTTCCATGTACGAATGCCATTTCTTTTTATTCTCCTCTTAATTAATTCTTCCAAAACCTACAATAGCAGAAAAGCTAGGAGTAGTCCCACTAACAGTAAAAGAAACTTTTAAGTATCTATTAACTGTTGTACCTTTTGCTACTGATTTATATTCAGAAGTACTTGTTGTTGCTTGTGTAAATGTTACTAAATTTGTATAAGTTATATCATCAGCAGAATGTTTTATAACTACATCTAAAGTTGGTGTAGTACCGCTTGCAGAAGTAACTAATAAAAAAGCACCACCACCATTAGTAGTAGAACTTCCATTATCTCTTGCAGTTCCGTCAGCAGTTGCAGTTATAGTATCATTTTCTAAAATTAAACCATTTAACATACCGCCGTCAGCTTGTATTTCTAATGAAGTAGCTACAACATCTCCTACAGGACTTGATACGCCATAATTAGTTATATTTGCATTTGCAAAAAATACTTTATCGGTTGCACTTACTCCACTTGCACCATTAACAAATA